CAGCAAAGCAATTTGCTGACTCGGTGAAACAGGGTGAAGTGCAAGTAAAGCATGAGACCGAGAAGGTCGAGGCCGAACACTCACACTTCTGATGTAGCCTAGGGCGAAAGCGCGGTTCGTGAGTAGCCCTTTCTTGAGAAAGAAGAATGACTGATATCACGCGTTTCAAAGCCATCTTTGCAGGGTTAGACATTGCCTATGGCACTTATCGTATTGAGAAGGCGAGACAGGATGGAAAGCAGGCCGGGAAAGCCATGGTGGTGCGTCAACCGCCCGTGGACGAGCTTTGGGTCAAGCATCTTGACGGTGTTGAGCCTTCCCTTGGTATTATTCCTATTCGTGCTGATAACACTTGCAGCTGGGGTTGCATTGATATTGATCAGTATCCGCTGGACCATCGAGCATTGGTGGAAAAGATAGCGGAGCTCAAACTGCCTTTAGTGGTCTGTCGCAGTAAGTCGGGCGGCGCACATGTGTTTCTTTTCACTAAAACGCCAGTTCCAGCAGCCGACATGCGTCATTACCTGGGTGCTGCTGCCGCCATGCTTGGTGAGTCAGGTCGCGAGATCTTCCCTAAGCAAAGTGAGATCCTTGTTGATCGCGGTGACACCGGGAACTTCCTGAACCTGCCCTATCACGGCAGTGATGAAACATTGCGTTATGCCATTAAGAGCGATGGCACAGCGGCTACGCTTGAAGAGTTCTATGAGCTTTATGAGGCCAACGCGCAGACGTCACCGCTGGACATACCCAACGCGCCAGCTAAGGTCGAGCAGCCGATCAAGGATGGCCCGCCATGCCTCCAGGCACTTTGCACACAGGGCTTTCCTGAAGGCACAAGGAACAATGGCCTTTTTAACATCGGTATCTATCTCAAGCGCGCCTTTCCCACGAATTGGGAAGACAAGCTCATGGACCATAACCAGAAGTACTTTGAGCCTCCGTTAGGGCTGCAAGAGTTCCAAGTCATCGTTAAGCAACACAACAAAAAAGAATATAAGTACAAGTGTAAAGATGCGCCGATTAATTCATTTTGCAATGCTGGTCTTTGTCGTACTCGCAAGTTTGGCATTGGTGCCGATGGCCCTGATTCTCCTCAAATGTCTGCCCTCTCCAAGTACAACAGTGAGCCTCCACTATGGTTCCTGGATATCAACGGAAGGCGGGTTGAGCTCGATACGGAGAGTCTCTTCAACCAAGCGGCGTTCCAAAAAGCGTGCATGGAGAGGATCAACCTCTTACCCCCGACGCTACGCAAACAGGATTGGGAGCAACTGCTCAACAGTTTGTTGCGCGAAATGGTCGAGTTAGAGCAGATTCATGAAGCTTCTGAAGACACCACCTTTGGTGGACGCTTTGTTGATCTGTTGGAGGAATTCACCACACACATGCAACAGGCCATGGACCGTGATGAATTGCTCTTGGGACGTCCTTGGACGAGCGATGAGGAACAACGTGTTTACTTTCGCATTAAAGACCTTGAGGACCATTTATCGCGCAATAACTTTCGGGGCATGACAGCACCTAAGATGGCACAGCGATTACGTGATCTTGGCGGTGAGCCGGTGTCCTTGTTCCTCAAAGGACGTTCTGTTCGCGCATGGTCGGTGCCGTGTTTTAACAAACAAGATGCGCCTTTTGACGTACCTAAACTAGCGAAAGAGAGTCCGTTCTGATGGATGAGCCTCTATAGAACCGTGGGAGATTGAAAGTGAGCATACTGAAAGTATTTGGGCCCCCAGGGACGGGGAAGACTACGTACCTTTTAAGTCAGGTCGAGTTAGAGCTAGAAGCGAAGACCGAGCCCATGAAGATCGGTTACTTCGCCTTCACCAGAAAGGCGGCATACGAGGCCAAAGAACGGGCCGTCAAGCGCTTTCCGCACTTGAACGTCGAGAAAGATTTTCCGTGGTTTCGAACCCTGCACTCACTCGCGTTCCGTTGCCTGGGCATGACCGGCAGCGAGATGATGAAGGCAGCAAACTATAACGAGTTCGCCAAGAAGTTTGGTCTTGTTATTGCCGCAGAGGATTTGAATGACGAGGACTTCACCACCAAGGCAGACAATCCTGTTTTAAACGAGATCAACCTTGCGCGCATTCGCGGCGTTGACATGCTCACGCACTATAACCGCAGCCGCATGTCGATCTCATGGCACTACTTCGATTACATCGCGCGTGGCTACAAAGAATATAAGCTTGCCAACTCCCTCTACGACTTCACCGATCTTTTAGAGATGATGGTGCTTGAGCCTGACCGTTTGCCAAGGCTTGATGTGTTAATCGTGGATGAATGCCAGGATTTATCGCGATTGCAATGGGACATGGTGCGGGATCTCGCTAACCGTTCTAACCGCGTGTTGTTGGCAGGCGATGACGATCAAGCAATTTACAACTGGGCTGGGGCCGATGTTGACTCGTTCATGACTTTTCCAGGCGATATCCTCGTGCTTGGGCAATCATACCGTGTGCCCTCCAAGGTCCACGCACTGGCTAATCGGATTGTGAAGCGCATTAAGCATCGCCAGGACAAGGACTGGTTATCGCGTGAGGAAGAAGGCGAGGTCGCCGTTCATAACCATTTCTTTGAGGTCGATGTGTCAGAAGGCGAGTGGCTTGTACTCGCTTCCGCTAACTACATGCTCAATGACATTCATGGATGGCTCAAGAGCCAGGGGCTGTTGTTTGAGCGATTTGGTCAGCGCAGTATTAGTGAGGGTATCCTGAGTGCGGTGCTCGGTTGGGAGGCTTTGCGTAGTGGCAGGGAACTTAACTTTACGATGATCCAGCAGATCTATCGTTATCTTCCTACGAACGCTGTAAAGCGTGGATTTAAGAGCCTTCCCAATGCGCCAGAAGACGGCGTCTACAGCATGCAGATCCTGCAAGAACAATGGGGGCTGAACCCTCAAGTAGCTACGCTGATCTGGCATGAAGCACTGACCAAGATTCCTGATGAAAAGCGTGAATACGTGATCGCTTTGTTGCGCCGTGGCACACGGCTCATGGACAAGCCGCAGATCAAACTGTCCACGATCCACGCAGCCAAAGGTGGTGAGGCCGACCATGTGCTTTTATTGACCGATCTAAGTGCTAAATCAGCACAGGAATACCAGAGTAATCCTGATGACATCAATCGTTTACTGTATGTCGGGCTGACAAGAACAAGAAAATCCTTGCATTTAGTACGCCCTCAATACTACGATCGAGCTTTTAAATTGTGAAACCCTTGAAGACACCCTCTGCTACATTTCCTGTACCGGAGTGGACACCTCCCATCTCCTTCCCGGATCTCTCCGATGCAAAAGAAATCGCCATCGACTTGGAAACCTGTGATCCAAATATGGAACTTTACGGACCAGGATGGCCGAGAAACGACGGTTACGTTGTCGGCTACGCCGTTGCTGTCGAGGGATGGTCAGGTTATTTCCCTGTTCGGCATGAAGCTGGAGGCAACCTTGACCGAGGGATCGTCGAGCGTTTTATGCGAAGGGTTCTGCAATCTGACGCCACCAAGATCATGCACAACGCAGCCTACGACATCGGTTGGCTACGCGCCAGCGGATTCGATGTTCGGGGACGAATCGTTGACACCATGGTTGCAGCAGCTCTTATCGATGAGAACCGGTTCAGCTATGCCCTAGGCTCATTAGGCTTTGATTATCTGAAAGAGGCTAAGTCAGAACAAGGCCTGAAAGACGCTGCCAAGCAGTTTGGTGTTCATCCAAAGAAAGAGCTCTGGCGACTGCCTGCGATGTTTGTGGGCGAGTATGCCGAGCAAGATGCTGCATTGGCTTTGAAGCTCTGGCAACAGTTCAAAATCCATTTGATCAAAGACAATCTCACGACCATCTTCGATCTGGAGATGTCGCTTTTTCCTGTGCTCATGGAGCTCACGCAAAAAGGTATTCGCTTTGATCGGGATCGCGCCGCTAGGCTGATCGAAGACCTGCGTCAACGCGAAGAGGACATCCGCAAAGAGCTTCATCAAGCCTGTGGCAATCCGATCGACATTTGGGCTGCGGCAAGCATTGCAAAGGGCTTTGACCACTTAGGCATCCAATATCCACGTACTGAAAAAGGCGCACCAAGCTTTACCAAGTCCTTTCTTGCCATGCATGCGCATCCCATATGCAAGAAGATCGTGGAGGCGCGTGAGTTTAATAAAACCCATAACACCTTTCTTCGCCCCTACCTGGAGTGTTCAGTCGTTGACGGACGCATCCACCCGCATATCAACCAAATCCGATCCGATGATGGTGGCACTGTTTCAGGCAGGTTATCGATGTCGCAGCCCAATCTCCAGCAGGTGCCTGCAAGACACGAGATCATCGGTCCGATGGTGCGTGGGCTTTTCCTGCCCGAGCAGGGTCAGCTATGGGCGGCCAATGACTTCTCGTCTCAAGAACCACGGCTCCTGGTGCATTACGCTACACGGTTGGGGCTTAACGGTGCAGAGGACATGGCCCAAGCCTACCGCGACAATCCTGATACGGACTTTCACCAGATGGTGGCTGATCTGGCAGGGATTAAACGCAAACAGGCTAAGACCATCGGCTTAGGACTTATGTACGGCATGGGCAAGGCCAAGCTTGCCAATAGTCTTGAGCTACCTGTTGAAGAGGCCGAAGAGTTGATGCGTACCTTCCATGAGAAGGTGCCTTTTCTGCGCGGCACGATCGATGCTGTAATGAACAAGATTAATCACCGTGGCTCTAAAGGCGCAATCCATACCCTGTTAGGACGCAAGTGTCGTTTTGATCTGTGGGAACCGGTAGCCTGGGGGCTGCACAAGGCCCTGCCTAAAGAAGAAGCTGCCGCGCAGTATGGCCCACAGCCCATTCGACGTGCGATGACGTACAAAGGTTTAAACCGTTTGATTCAAGGTTCTGCGGCAGACCAGACCAAGGCTGCGATGGTTGCATTACATAAAGCAGGATTTCGTATTCTTTTGCAGGTTCATGACGAAATTGCGCTGTCGGTTAACACGGTTGAAGAAGCACGTGACGCCGCTCATATCATGGCAACTGCCGTTGATCTGGAAGTTCCTTCGCGGGTTGATGTAGAGACTGGACCAAGTTGGGGAGAGGCGGCATAATTTCATGTGGAAGGTGTTTGGTGACTCCTTACTCCTGACGACAGTCTCCCAACTGTTGAGTTTAGGGCCACACTTCGGTGTGGCCCACTTTTATAAAGCAGAAAGATGGATGCGTTAAAACGAGCGGTAGCACAATTACGTAAAGAACAGGCTAAAGAAAAGGCTATTCGCCAATTCAAACCTGTTACGACGTTCAAAGAGTTTTATGAGCAACGCAGAAAACAGCGTGAGCTGGGCATTTACGTCGATCCTCCAAAACCTAAACCTAAACCAAAGCCTAAGCCCAAGAAACGTAAGGCCAAGCGTCGTGTCGTTAAGAAGCCGCAGACGCCGCCCTCAGAACGTAAGACGCCCTGGTCGGTAGTTTGTATTCGCACGGAGCAATACACCATGCTTCGTGAAGTTGCCGATCACTACAAGCAGTCCCTGGGCGGTGTGCTTGGGATGATGGTGGAAGAAGAGTACTTCCTGCTGCTGCGGGAGATTGATCCTGTTAAGGCTGCGATTGTTGAGAAGCGTTATGCCGAGGAGAAGATCTCCAGGCGGCAGAAACGAGACACCAAAGGCAGGTTCACAGAGAAAGAGGACATGTATGCAAAAGTATCCGACGACACTGACGTTTGAGGTGAGCGTGCTGTACGATTTATTGGAAGAAAAGCCTTTGTTAGGTCTTCCTGAGCAAGTAGATATTTCTTCTGTGTGGATTGAACTTAAGCACACGGATAGTCGGCGGGGCCGTGTCAATGTACTTGATGCGCTGGATGAATCAGCAATTTGTCTTTTGGAGGATGAAATCCTTGAGAACCATCGAACAACTCAAACAGCTCTCGCGCGAAGGGCTGCACGCAAACATCGTGTATTACCAGAACAAAATGGATCGGTTACGGCAGGAGATACGGGCGCTGGAGTACCACTACCGTATGAACGTCTCCGTATACTCGTGGAAGATTGACAACCCTGAAAGGAGAAAGAGTGATGAGTAGCAATGATGAACAACGGATCAAGGACCAAGTGCCATGCAACACTTAACTGACAGACTTCGGCTGATGGCCGAGCAGATGACTGATATGGAAGACGCCCGCATTATTATGTACGCGGTCAACCACATTGAAGCGGCGAGGATCTGGAAGCTGCGTTGGGCAGAAACGGATGAGCGTTTGCAAAAGCTTCACACCATGCATGAACAACTTTTGAAGGAATACAATGCCTACCGCAAAGAAAAAGGAGACTGACCCCTTCCCTATCAGTCCTGAACAAATGAAGTGGCCGTTCAGAACAGAAAAAGAACGAAAAAAAATCATCCAGTGGCACAAAAAGCAGCAAAAACGGCGTATAGTTCTTGAAGGTGTTGAGGAAGCACCCTTTTAATACAGGAGAAAGAAGATGGAAGAACGTCAATGGAAGTCCGGGTCCGATGCATTAGCAAGATTTCGTACACAGCCCGCTGCCAAGACGCTTACGCGTTTTGATCTACGTGGTGCAAAGGATATTGACAACCAACCGATCGAAGCGATCGAGTATTGTTTTCGAGGCGTCGGTTTAACGGTCAACATTAAACGCGAACAACGCGATACCTGGATCCCACCGAGTGAGGATCCTTTCTACAAGGCCAAATGGGCCTTCTACAAAGCGCTTTTTTCAACAGGAGAGTGAATCATGAAAGCAAAGAAACCTTCGCCCTTGAAAGGCCGTAAGCTTGGGCCGTCCCCCTTGAAAGGCCGTAAGCTCGGTCCACGCAAGCCTAAGATAGAGAACGTGCCTTTGTCAAAGCGCGCCCAGATCGTTGAAGCCATCAAACCTGGAATTGACGCGCTTTTTGGCATGGAGCACAAGAAGACTGTACAGGAACCGCGTGTCAATACGCTTTTGCAAGAGCGCGCATTGCAATATGGCACGTTCGCTGCGCTTGCCAAGACCGCGCAAGAGTTTAAGTCAGTGCTCTACAGGGAGCTTGGCGCACGAAACAAGCGCCTTGCTGATGATCAAGCTGAAGCGCTTGACATGATCCTTACTAAGATCGCTCGCATCATCAACGGCAATGCAGACATTGCTGACCACTATTTTGATATAGCGGGCTACGCCACACTCGTTGCCGAGCGGCTGCAAGGCAGGTCGCTATGACCAAGGACCACGAAGCCATTGTCCACGTCATCAAAGTAGCGCTGGACCATCACGAGTGGCGGCTTGTGCGCCACTTAACACGGCTCATCGAGATGCTGGATGCCGATGATGCAGAACATCTTGCCCACCCACCTGCTTTCTTAGCCCGCATTGAGGAGTAACCATGAAAATTTACATGACAAAATCACAGGCCGATGGTAAGGCCTTTGCGAACACGGCTCCAGAGCCGGTGTTCGTGCTCGATGGCATGGTTTACCTGCCGCATTACTGCGTGCCAGTGTGGGTGCAGCCAGGATCATTTACCACGTCATTGAACCACCGCACCAAGTTCATGGAATACAAAGAAGACGAAAGCAAAAGGATCTCTGCCTCGGAACTCTTTGCGCGTGGGGCGTTGGTTGAAGAAGAATTGCTCTGGCCTCGTGAGTGGACCAAGGGCTGGCGCAACTGGTTGAGGCCTTAATCATGGGAATGCTGACCGATTACGAGGCAAAGGCCTTCAGCTACGTGCAGCTACGCAAGACGCCACCTTCGGTTGCTGAGGTGGCTTTGCACCTGATGACGTCCAGGCAAAACGCTCACCGCATTCTCACGAGTCTGGTTCGTAAAGGGGTACTCAAAAGCTTTATGCAAAAGCCTGCCAAACAACGCCATGAGCGGCGTTACTGCATGCCTGGAGCGTTGCCTGTAGCGGCTAAGTTATCACCGCTCAAGGACAAAGGACCGCCGAAACCGGCTGGTCGCCCACGGACCAAGGACAAGGTGGAGCAGATGAGCTTTTTTCATGATCCGTTCAACATAACGGGGGTGAGACATGAGCCCCGCACATAAGTTCGCCATGCTCGCGGCATGGTTGGAAGGCTATGCTGAAGGTCTGCCTGACTACTGTACTGCTGAGAAGTTCAAAATAAAGGAGGCAGCAGAACTGCTGATGGAAGTGTATGAGC